TGAAGTTCCATTGCTTGCAGGATATAATTCTGATGTTTCCGCTGTTAATGTTCCAAATATTGTATCTTCAATGAATTGAATTGCTACAAACACACCAGATAGTGGTGTTGCATCTGCATCAGCTGTCGCTTGGTCAATAAATATTGAACCTGCTTGACCAAATGCTGCGTTTTGTGCTTCTTGAACTGAGTATTTATGTAAAGTTGCCATGTTTACCTCCTGCCCTAAGGATTGACGATCCGTGAATGGGCTCGTTTATTGTTATTATTTAACTAACTTTCATAGTAGTCAGGGGCAGCGCAAACCGCCCCTGACCATGAATCCTTATATGAGGCTATTACCTCCTCAACTTCAGATTATCGGTATTTAATATAGACTGTTCCGCCACCATCATTGTGGGCTGATGAAACCAATTTCAGATCATTATCACCAACATTAAATAGTGCTTGATCTTCATCAAGAGTTGCTGTCGGCACTCTTGCAGAAGAATTAGCCATAGACATTGCACTTGATAGAGCTGTGCTGTCATTTTTAACTGTTAGTGTTTTTGAACCTACATTTTCACCATTACCCACCACCATATGTATATCTATAGCTGTGAATTTAAATGGTGTATTAATAGTAACAGTTTCTCCACTACCAAGATCAGTGAAGTCACAGATAATCATTCCATCTTGTGCTACACACTCTGTAATAGTACCATTACCACCATGAGAAGCAGATATGTCTAACGCACCGCCGGATGCTCTCCAATTAGCAATACTTGTTTTAGCCATTATTCATCCTCCTTAGCTCGTCATCAATACTAATGAGCTTTGATTTGTACTCGAAAGAGCTGCACAGTAATGTGCGGCAGATTGCGCATTTAAAAACGCATCGCCAGCACCTTCTGTTGCATCGCTTTCAGCAAAAAATTCAGCTCTGTTGTATCCGTTTATAGCGGCTCCACCGACTTCAATAGTGTTTTCATGGTCATCCACTTCATTTGTGAAGTGCAAGTCCTTGGCAACACCCTTGCCAATAGAACCATTTCCAAATACAATAGCATTGTAATTCGCGTTACTCGGAGAAGAAGCATCTGGTGCCATTCTTGTTGCTGTAGTTGCGCCGAAGAGCTCCTGACCAACTGCCGCCGTATTATCCCATTTTCTTACGCCAACTATATCTTCAAATATGGCGAAACCAGCATAGAATCCCTGTGCACCTGCCAACTCAGGAAGGTCTAATGCCTTGCCTGTGAATGCTGCCTGTTGGGCAGCGAGGAATACAGATTCCTGCTGTAAGGTTTTCATTTGTTCCGGATGAACAAGCAATGCCCAGAAAGGCAACCCAGATTTTGTAACAATCTGCGGAATCCGCTGAGTCATGCATTTAACACGCAATGTCTGCAACGCTTTGCCATGTATCGCCTTTTGACCATCAGCAGCAACAACTGTATCAAGTATTGATACCGTTTTAGTGGTATTAACTGATCCAAAAGTTGTAAGCGTACCGTTAGTATCGTGGTCTATATAGAACCAATTAGGATGCAATCGCATTGCAAGCCCGAGTCCATCAGACGTTGTCCCGGTACTTAAATTCGGGGAAACACCCTGATAGAATGTTTCAAAAACAGCCTGATTTTCGTACTTGGAAAACCATTTTGAGAGTTGAGGTTTGGCAGCTTCATAGAGCTTGAATATTTTCTGACGCTGTTCACTCATTGAACCGGATTTTTTCATTACAGCCTTACGGTATTGATTTACATAGCTGCGAAGCCATTTCATCGTCTGGTCTTCACCAGTACCTTTAAGAACTGTATCACCAAAAACCGGAGAACCAGAAAGTTCACTTAAGAAAGGAATTAACATATTGTCTCTTCCTTCTTGAATGAAAGCATTCAGGATTTCAATGGGCTTTCCGGAAGGGGCATATACAGGATTGCCGTTGTCGTCTTGGGATACTTTTACAGAACCCGAGAACTTTGACCAAAAGGTATTGTACCATGTCTCCTTACGAAGCTGTGCGTTCAGAATTTCTACATTCGCAATCCAGCTTTGAGAAGTTTCCATTTATAACATCTCCTTATTTATTTGTTAACACGTTTATAAAGCTCGTTAAGTTCATCAGTAGACAAATTGTCAAGCCTACTCCTGAGTTCCCGCCGTCCCATATCACCGATTCGAATTAAACGCGAACCTTTGCCGGAACCTTGGACGTTAAGGGTTGTGCTTTTCTTTTTGTCTGCTTTACTGATATCATTACGAGCCTTTTTCTCACCTTCCATGCTAAAGTTTTTTACAACCATATTAACGCCAAACTGGTCAATTAAGGACTTATGATAAGCCCTTTCTGTCAGCCTGCCGTCTTCAACATAAACTTTTGCATTTTCAGTGACTTTGGTAAACTCATCGTCAGTTAGCTCAACCTTCTGTTCTTTGAATCGCTCTTTTTGCTTTTCAATGAACTGCTGGTTGTCTGCCGCTGCAAACCTCTTCTGGATTTCCTCTTCCGTTTTTTTCGCAATAAAATCCTTCTCCAGAGATGCAACTAAATTCCGCTGCTTATCGTATCCTTCCTCATATGTTTCCAATTCCATTAGCTTGACTTTTTCGACCTCTAAGCCATGAGCAACGTCAGATGAAGATAATTTTTCATAAACTTCTTCATCCGTGAGGTTCTCAACTTTCGCGGACTCCCTTAGCTCTCCAATTTCTGTACCCTGCTTGCCAATTTTCTTGGTAGCATCTTGGTGCATTCCGATGAGCTCGTCCCGGGATTTTTCCCGGTACGCTTCTGGTTCTTTTACCGTTGTCGCGTCAACAGACTCTTCAGGTTCGGCTGATTTTCCTTCTTGGGATTCTCCAGATTCCTCTGGTTCCTCTTCAGGTTCTTCTGAGCCTTCTTCTTCTGCGTCTACCCGTAGGTATAATTCACCATCTTCTTCTACAACCGAGGCATCATCCTCAGCTGTTATTGTATCAGACGAAGAATCTTCGTCTAAAATTTCTTGTTCTGTGTTTTCGTCCATTTTTATTCCCCTTATTTTATTTAACTGAAACGTCCGGTCTCATTCCCGGTGGAATTTTAAATTTTTGGTTCTTCTTCTTTTCAGGTGGTCTTCCTACTTTGCTTCCGTACGTTCCTTTACCTGCTGGCATTTTTTGCTCCTCTATTTTTGCTTTCTAGAATAATTCTATAAATATCCCTTGACTGTAAAGACTGTGCTTTTGGTAACTCCGGCTTCGAAGCCGTTTTTTGCTTAACCTTGGTTTTTGGTATTATAAACATTATGCCTTCGCAGCTCCTGCTGCCTTTACCTTTTCACTCTCCAGTTTCAACTTTTCTTGGTCGGTTACCATGTCTCTTTCGGTCTTTAAATTATCAAGAACACCCTTGGTCGTATCTATTTGTCTTTGCTGTTCAGCGGCTCCAGCTTGAGATTCCTTGACCTGCTGTATATATTCAACCATTTTATCTGCACCCTGTATTGGAGCATTCGCCACAAGTGACTCTATATCAACAAGTTGCGGGTTTATACCAGCTATTATATTTATAAGAGCAAGCATAGAGTTAAAATCATCCTCTTTCTGCGTAATATTATCTTCACCTTCATCTAACTCTACGAAAACTGAGGGGTTGCTGACTTCGTTAATTACTTTGCCAGCCATATTTAGATTTACTATTACTTCCTGATATATGTTTTTGGTCTTCTTTATATTTATAACCCTGTCGTCCTCAGCATAAACGTATGCAAAATTATCTATAAAATCTTCCGCTAAAGCCTTTCTAAGCTTAGATATATTGTGAAAATAGGGGTTGATCGCAGCCGCAGCCCTCTGAACTTTACGCTGGAATAAAACACCAGATTCTCCAGATCGTGCTGATTCTCCCCTCATGGCTTCCGTTATTAAAGATACCCGCTGTGCATAATTATAAGAATTTTCAGCATTTAACATGATATCCGGGGGAACATTGCCCATTGGCATTTTCTGAGGGGGGTTGGCAGGGTTAAGCAGCTCATATACCTGACCGGGCTGGTTACCCTTTTGCTTTAACTGTTTTATAGCCTCTTTCTCGCGCTTATCTATATATACACCGCCAGATAGTATCTGGGTTACATAGTCGCGCACCTGCGATTTTCCTTTATTGATATCGTCCTGTACATCAATAAGCAAGTCAACAAGAGAGGTCTGTTCAGAAACTTGTATATTGTAATTATATGAAAATACCGGGAATAAAGTAAATGTAGCTATCTTGCTGGGCATGTCAGCATCTATCAGGACAGCGTCTTCAAAAAATGGGATGATAACTGTTACATGTATTCTGTCTTCATCAAGTTCAGCTATCTTCTGTATTTGGGGAGTTTCCTTAGCCGCCTCAGCAAATTCCTTCGGTTCTAAGTTATAATAAGCCTCTCCATCAAAAACCCTGTAGACCTTCTGAGTGACACGCTCCTGCATTTCAAGAACTTTATATCGGTCATTTTCTTTATCGTAATTTTCTGTATCAGATGAATATATCTCATCTTTAAATCTTTGGAATGTTTTTATAAGTTGATTCCACCAGTTAACCCTTTGTTCGTTCTTGTAATCCTCTGGCTTCAAACCGTACTCACTCTTAATAACATCAAGAGTTTCCCAGCCTTCTTTAATAATCCAACGACAATTCTTTAACCTGAAGTCGCTGGCACGGGTCTCAGGATCAACAAAAACACGCATATTGTTTACAACCCTATAACAGAAATCAAGATAACCTTCGCTGTTTATCTCAAATGTTCTCTCTATCCAGCCGCCAACCCTTGTTGAGAGCGCGTCTATGAATGCTATTTGTATCTTTTCTTCAAGATTTTCTTCATCGTTAATAGCATTCCATCTTCCCTGTACGATATTCGCTATATCAACAGAAGGGATTGTGGTTGGTTTGAAAGATGCCCTTCTACGATTCAGCTGCTCGTTACCCTGTAAGGTAGAAAGGATAGGTATTATAATATTATATTTAAGGGCGGGCTTTCCGTGCTTTGTGGCAGCAGCGGTTTCTGAGGATGACCAAGATTCGTTGTTTATATAACGGACAGACTTTTCACTGCCCTGTCTAGCGTTTTCGAACGCTTCCTTGGAAAAGTTATAACATTTTATTACTTTGTCTGACCGCGGGTCTGTGTTTGCACCCTTGGATTCGTAACTCATAGAGTTTTCCAGTTTTCACCTTTTGCGCCTCCTCTCTCTTTAAGCATCTCTTCTCTCCATCCCTTTTTTTCCTTCGGATAGGATGGTAATAAGCCGAACAACAATTTCATACAACCGTACCTTAGTGCATCGTAAGCGTGATCTTCACTTTTAGTATCTATGTCTTCTGGGTTGTTTTCAGCAGATGGTAAATTCGGTATTGTTTCAATGGAATACAAACAGTTTTCTGTAAAACTTATGCGCGGGACACCCTCATTGGGTATATTGAACCCTTCATACACTACTTTTGCGCCCGCTTTTCTATCGTTATTTCCCTTAGAAAGAGAGATGCCTTCGTCCTCATAATACATAGCCGGGGAATAGAAAACTTCACCAGCTGCATGCTTCGTCCAATAAGAGGGGTCTGCAATCTCTTCATCAAAATCAGTAGCCCTTAATTTGTATTTCTTCCAAGCGTGCTTGGTAACAAGCCGTGCCTGCTGTGATGCAGACAATCCTGTTTCTACCACTTCATCAAATATGACCATAATGCCTTCTTCATTTACCGCAGCAAATAAACACACAAAAGGAGCCTTTGTACCATAATCATAAAACCTGTAAAATGAGTGAGTCCCTCTCTTAAAGTGCTTGTCATATTGGAACTTCTCCTGCGGTATTACATGATGTGTCATACTCCAGTTATCAAAAAAGGTTCCAGCAAAAACATCCCATCTTCCCTCAAGCCACATGGAGCGCAGTATTGGATTTAATTTTTTAAGCCTTCTCACATATATAGGGTCATTATTCAATATTGTCGGATTATCGAAGACAGTGGCTGGTATAAACTGCCACGTTATTCCTTCGCTGTCTTTATACGGTCTGCCAGATTTTGTCTTCATATACTCAACATCAAAGGTATCACTATATATTTTCTCATCAGGAACAGGTTCACATCTTTCAACAAACTTTCTTTTAAGCCAGACATGACCAATATTACCGGGGTTGCTGGTTAGACATATCTGGGGTTTTAACTCTTTGTTGTCTGTACGGGCGGATGTGGAAAGCTCTTCAACCCACGACTCAGGGAATTGATTGGCTTCGTCTATCCCTATAAAATTATAATTCCCACCAATGTAGTTATCCAGAGCCCTGCGGTCTTGACAGTGAACAAGGTAAACCTTGGCTCCAGATGGGAATTGATAACATTTGTTTCTCTCCTGCCAAGTGGCGTTATATAATCTATATAACTTGTCACATTCTGGCTTCAGGTTTCTTTCAAGCTGGGGGAATGTTCTCCTGACAAGTAAAGCAATATAATCCGGGTAATCTATGCTGATTTTATCTATTATGATTTTAGGCTGTTTACCCAGCTTTATCATTGTCTGGTATTCTCTGTGTGATATCTCACCAGAGCCGTACTTATACCTCCATTTCCGTGGGGTGAGAGCAGCTTTCCATGCAAGCATGAGAGACTTGCCCCCACCCCGGGCTCCTCCGTAAAAAACCCAGTCGGAAGTGGCTCTTAGAAACTCCGCCTGTTTCCCGGTATGTGGACTAAATTTAGGCACTTTGTTGTGGATTTCTTATTCTTTTAATTTGTCTCTTTATTTTACGTATCATTTGAAGAAATTCTTTTTTTGCACGCATTACATCACCATCAAACGCAGGCATTTGCCCCTCTCCAAAAACTTTAAGCGACATGTGAATCCATTCTAACTCGTCTTCTGTGAGCTCTGTCAGTTCCTTTTCTATTGAGTCAACAAAAGCAAGAAATGAGGGGGAATCAAGGAATGTATCCCTCTTCTCATTGATACGACTAACCAGCATTGACGCTTCTTGTTCACCTATCTCTATCATTTGCTCCCTCCTTTTTTTTGTTTATCTCTTGAACAACTTATCTACTACCTTCTTACATATATACAATATCAGCACCGCAGATACTACTATGACACCATCCAGAATTGGATTGCCACTGTCCGACTCTATAGAACCAAGAGGAGTTTCCAACTTTACCCTCTGTGGAACTTGCTGTATTGTATTTAAAGAATCGGTCTTCATTTAATCAATCTATATTTTCTTCTTGCTCTTTTTAACTTGTTAACTTTAATTATCTTACCATCCTCGTCCTTATCGTCTTCGAGATAAATGTGGGTGTATTTCGTTAACTGTTCCTCCTTTTGGGGCATTTTCTTCCTGTTGATAAAATCAATGAATTGCGATGCTCTCATTTGTCCATTCCTCGTGCACTTTTTCATATTCATTTTCAAGCATACCGATAGCATCTTTTAACACATCCAATCTAAACAATGAAGTTTCATCTTCAAATTCAGATTCAAATTCTACTTCCAGCCCTTCACCAGAATCAAGATTATATGTTACATAAAGAGCAATTCGGTCTGTGTTTTCCTCTCCCTCACCCTCAACCTCATTGAAAAAGTGTTCATCCTTTATCCTGTCAATGCTAATGCTGTTCCACTTTTCCATTGTTCCAAGGTTTTCACACACACCAACATAAACCTCATCATTTAATTTCCACCCTGCTTCTTTCCATACTTTAGAGGGTATGTTTACCATTTTACTTTCTGTGCTTCTTAGTGTTGCCTTCATTCTCTCTCTCCTTTTTTTACTCGTTAACTTATTATCTTTGCATTCTTCATCGGAAGAAAAGCGTTCTCCCTCTCTATTGTGCCACCATTTACGGTTTCCTGAGTTACTGTTTTTTCTACATTAAATTTAAACAAATAATCTCCCTCACTATTGGTTATTTCCCACATCAATATAGTATCATCAGGTATCGAGTACAAAAGACCAATTGCTGGCACACATAATTTATTGGAAAGCCACGCTAATCCGTCAATTTTTTTATAAGTTATAAGCCATGAACCCCATTTCTTAAAATCTTCTAATGATGCATTTCTGCACTTACTCTCAAATAAACCCGTGATTATATTATCCCGTGTCGTAAATCCATCACATAGGCATGGTTTGGTTTTATTAGTTGTTATAATATCAACGTTATATTTTTCTTTAATAGTAAATAACATTTTATTTTCATGCTCAAGCGATAGCTGACCTCTCGTAGTTAAAATATCTAAACTACTGCTCAAAGCCATTTAGCTGGTTTACCAAGTCTGTTATACCAGAAAGACAGGTAGGACAGAAATAAACAGGCAAGATACCCAAGTATCCAGATATTCCACCCTCACTATCAAGATCAAAGTCACCACGACAGACACTACAGTCAACAACGCCCTCAGTAACAGCTTCAAGCGAGGAAGCAGGGCGGTTACCTCCGCCCGCCAGTCCCACTTGCTTTGCTTTCACTCGCGCTTTAGTCTGCTTTAATTTCACTTGCGCTTTTATTTTGTTTTTGCTTCCCTGAACATTTCCTGCAAATTTCCCTCATCTTACCAATGGTCGGTAAAGTACCTTTTTGGTAATATATTATATGATGATCACCAGTATAAGATTGATATTCTGTCTTTTCCCAACATCTTGAGCAGCTTTTACAAAACTTTACTGTCATGTCGGTGCCCCGTTCTTGTGTCTCTGGATATACTCCCATCAATATATTAAGATTTCATCCTCGATAGCCCTTAACTTTGTCGGTTCTTCTTTGTCTTTTTCCACCACAAACCAATTTCGTATTTGATCGGTTCTAAAAGCATAAGCAAGAGCATTCCAAAGGCTGTCATGATTAGTGCTCCTATAAGCATAAACATTTTCGTCATTACGAACAATAACCTTATCGGTAACGACCACTGCCTTTGCACCAAACCTTTCAGCCATCTTTGCAATCTTGTCATATAAGTCATCTGGAGGGTCTTCAATTCGTAGTACTTTCACTCTTTCTCTCCCTTATTTCGCCGGATTTTACCGCTGTAAACCTGCTTTGTTTCTTTGCCCATGTATCTTTTAAGAAATACTGACCGTCAATGCCCTTTGCAACAATCTTGTAACGCATTCCCGTCTTTTTTAGTACAACATCATCACCAATATTAAACTTCTTTTCTACCAATCTATGTCCTCATCGTGACCTTCTTCAATGTATGTCCTGTCTGAACCCTTTTCTGCTCTCATCTTCCATCCGGTGGCTGCTGCTGTCCAACTCTTCATCTTACCCTTACCAACATACCAGCCCTTTGATTCATAAAAGTTCCAGAACCTTTCTGCCTCTCTTTTATGATTTTTAAGCTTTTTCTCTTTGAAATATACAGCAATTTCTTCTATAGTAGGTACTGAAAAACCCTCCCGATTAGATACATTCCCTGTTGCTTTTGAAACCTTTTTGGACTGCTTCGTATCATGCAAAACAGGTATTCCATCAATAAGCTCCAATCCGTGCTTTTCTAGAATTTTTAACACGGAACCATGTACCCTGTTGGAAGGGTTTAACTCTTTACCGTATTGAAAATATATAAACTTCTTAACAATCCACTTATCTGCTTCAAGCTCAATTATTCGGTTCTTAAATGTCTCTAATAGCTCCCCACGATCAAACTTAGCCCCTATCTGAAATTCTGCCTGCCGGGTATTTACATCCCAAATACCAGCATGATCACACTTTTTTAATAAATATTCCCAAAATGATTTATATTTTAACTCTAATAATTGAAACCACTCTTTATCATATAAATCAGTGTCAGTTAACCTTTTTCTTCCCATCTCTATAGCCTCTCTCTCTGTATGTTTCTGAATCCTGTTTTAGTCTATCAATGAGCTCTTTGCGTGTCCTTCCCTCTGCAATGGTTATGTATACACCCGATTGCGTACGCTTTTTTGTGATCCACTTAGCCTGTGGCTTTACCATAACTATTCATCCACCTAGTAACGTCTCCTATTGAAAATAAGAGCTTTCTCTGAAATTGAACCTTTACAGGTAAGCCTATTTGTCTCCAGTTATACAGAGTCTGTCTTGAAATACGAAAATATTCACAGATTTCTTCTGTAGTCAAGAGATGTTGCCTACCTCTACCCTTTATCTTTTCTTTCTTGTTCATCTTCTAATTTAATTTCTCCTTCCATACTATCTACTGCCTCCCCATATTTATCCAGTAAATTAAAAATATTGGTGAGAGCCCTCTTGTTTCCCATATGATTCTTTGAGTGCTTGTCAAATATTATTCTCATATTCTCTATAAGCTCACCAAATATCAAAATAACCCCGTGACGCGCCTCTAAGCCATCAAGAGTCCGGCGGGCAAGAATGTCTTCGTGCTTTTTCTTTGTTATGAACATTATTCTACCTTATACATTTTATAGGTCAGTGTTAACTCCTCTTTTTTTTTAATAGGCAAGGTTGTATATAATACCGATGTAGCTATAATTCTTTCTAATCTGCAATTCGGATTATTAGAGTGATTGATGAATCCACCCAAAGGTGTCCTGACTACCTCATCCCAAAGATGATGATGGGTTATTCCCAGCTCCGTTCCGCTGGGAATGTCCTCCAAAGCAAATAAGCCGTATCCATGTATGCTGGACTTTTCAACGGACAAACTGTCTGGCAAGGGTTTATAGTCCTCCGTTTTGGTTATAAGCTCTCCCGTCATGCATCTTTGCCCCAAGTTAAAAATCTGCGCCAATCATCAGAATTAACCATGTTATCATAATCGTCTAAATTTGGTTTTGCGCTGGGATGATAGACATGGTAATCTGGATGATATCTATGACAGCTACACAGGTACATATCGGACTTGCAGCGACTACAAGTCATGTACATATAAAGTTCCTGATAATCATCACCCAGCGTAAATACATGTTTTCCATCTGTTTTACGGAGAATATCAAATTGGTATTTTTTGATTGAAAAAGGTTCTCTATATGGACTAACAGAACAACCGCTCTGAAGGGAAGAAAGCTCTTCCTTGGTGAAAATTTCACTCTTATTCACTTTTAAATCCATGTATCTCTTCGTTTGTAAGCTTCTTAGTCACTGCACTCTGGTCTATTGCAAAGGTGTGCCCGCTTATATCTTCTACCTTAATAAAACCACTATTATTATCAATATCTAAGATATGAAAGGAATCTTCTTCACCCTCTAACTTTACCCAGTCACCTATTGTATAAGTGTCCATCGTATACCTCTCTTTGGCTTTTTCTTGTTTTGAAGCTCCTCTAATCTTCTTAATCCACCAGTTCCAAGTCTGCCCTCTTTCTCTAAGGACTTATACAAATTGATTAAACCACGCCTGCTTATAAATGTGTTTATATCCCGTCTGTTTGTGCCCACTAAAAAGGTAAATCAGTAGTATCAGAAGAGTCTCCCTTCACTGGGAAATCCGGCTTGATCAAAGGCTCACCAGAGCCACTGGAGGGTTCTTTCTTATACGCATCTAAGACTAAGGGGAGCATCTCCTCACGGGCTTCCTTGCGAAGATATACTAAGTCCTTATATGTGCCATCTTCTGATTTCATTGAAGGAGGAGCGACAAAAAGACCGTTAGCCCCCTCAATTAACTTAAAACTTGGTATTATTATTCCGCTTCCAATTTCAATGGAAAAATAACACTTTACTTTACCCCAGTTAGCATCCTCTGGGGGCTTAGTTACATGGGAAATTTTCATATTTGGTTTGGTTCCTTTCTTTGGTCAATACGGTGAACTTAGGATTTTGCAGGGATGTATGCTGAGGGAGTTTCCTGTTATAGCCCACCGTATGTAACCGTTTTAGTATGTGGATGATTGTGCTCAACATTGTTGGAGGAGAACTTATAAAACAAAGTACAATAAGGTCAATAGTTTTTTTTTATTCCTATTTATATATATAAAGATATATCTTATGTATATGGTAGTCCATATGGATATTATTACATCTATATTATTACAGTTATACTATTAAGTGTCTTTATCTTTATCTTTGTCTTTAGACCCATCTATGACCCATCTATGACCCATCTATGGGGCTAGCATGACCCATGCATGACCCTAGTATGACCCATACATGACCCTAGCATGACCCATCCATGGGGCTAGCATGGGGCTTAATATGGACAGATGGACATCAAATATACCTATAGAGATAGAGAAAAAGTGAAATCCCGTTTGGTGTGAGTGCGTGATATACAATAGAGGAGGGGGGTGGCTCCAAGGGACTGGGTGGGGGCACCCATGCGGATGTGACCGACCACACACCCACCATGCACACACCACATGTCCGCATGTGCAGATATACAATGAGTTAGAGCGATCCATCGAGCACAACTCAATGACAGTTGTGTTGTATCCTTGACGACAAACAGCCCACATACATGGTCAGGTCAGCATGTGTCAGTAGTTGGGCTCACTCTCCCATCCTCTTGTCACAGCTATACATCTCTCCCTTCATGTGTGTACAATAACAGATGGTATCCCGGTATCCATCACAGTCTCTGTTCGGTACAACATATTTGTAAATATATGTAGGAATAGCCTTGGTCTACCACTAGATTAGTGGTGCATTTACGCTATTTTACAATTGATTTCGTCCCCCCCGTGACAGCCCGGAAGGGTTGGTAGTTAAAAGAGGTTGGATTGCGTGAGAAAGACCAAGGGGACGTGCGGAGAAATACAAGTGGCACGGAACAGGTGCCTACCAAGAAGACGTGCAGAAGAGCTTCCTCTCTTTACATCCGGACAAGGCTGACGAAGACCTGAACTACCAGCCAATAGGTGTTTGTGGAGGAAGTGTAAAGATATAATACGTCTATAAATTGTGTTTAAAATCCTTTTGTTTTGATGACTCTCCGGACGGTCAGACCATCGGATGGTTCGAATCCATCCCGGGGAGCATTTAGGATGACTGAGGCAAATCAATTTGTCATCCAATGAACAGAACAACAAACAAAGGAGAACACATGGCAAACGCATACAAGAGAATCTGTAAGCATATTACTGAACGCATTATAAAGATGCTGGAGAGTGGTGTAGCACCTTGGAGAGTACCTTGGAAACCGGGTAATACTCCACGGTCAGGTTCAACGGGGAACGTATACCGTGGAATCAATTTGATCATTCTTGCATCCTACGGGTACAGAAATCCTGTCTGGTTTACATTCAAGCAAATTAACAAGCTTGGGGGAAGAGTTAAGTTAGACGAAAAGTCAGCCCCTGTAATGTACTGGAAGTGGTATGAAAAAGAGACTGGTGCTGTTGATACTGACGGTGAAAAGCTGAAGCGTAGATGGGGTGTACCATTCTCATTCAACGTATTCAATGTTGAACAGACCGAAGGTCTCCCAGAGAAGTGGACTAAGGTGGACGAAGAGGAAGTTGATGACTGGAATCCTGTTGAAGAAGCCGATAAGATTGTCAAGGGCTATAAGGATGCCCCGGAAATCTTCCATGACGTTGATGCACGGGCTTACTACCGTCCAACTACTGATGAAGTTCACCTACCAGCACCAGAACGGTTCACAACAGCCGAAAAGTACTATTCTACGCTGTTTCATGAACTGGGTCACTCAACTGGTCACAAATCACGGTTAGACCGTGAAGGGATAGTGGAGTTTGACCATTTTGGTAGCATGAAATACAGCAAAGAAGAACTCATTGCTGAGATGACAAGCGCATTTCTTTGTGGCTTTTCTGGGATGGAAATGGCTGAACTGGATAACCACACTGCTTACCTGAAGGGCTGGATGAAGGAACTGAAGAAGAATGAAGACTGGATTCTCTGGGCTTCGTCAAGGGCTCAGAAATCTGCTGATCACATCCTTGGAGTTGAAGACGGGAAGATGCCGGAAGCGTAATATATATATAACCTGCGAATGGCTGGATAGGGGAGTTCGAATCTCCCCCGCAGGTCAACGGTAATGATGCCGTTTAACGAAGGGAAAACACAACATGAAATTAGCCAAATGGTTTAAATCTTTAGATAACATACTCCATGGTCATGGATTATGTGCTGAAGATTTCATGCACATGCAAACACGCCCTAATAGTTCCGGTGGCACCACTCACAGTTTCAAAGATATTGAGACGAGAGATTATCTCTATCTTGTTACTGTTCCCGGTAAAGAGCCATACGTTGCTATCCCCCGGTACAGGGAAGTCAGTTTTAAGCATGGTGAGTACTTCGATAGAGCAAAGGTTGACTATACGAAAGCTACCTCTCATGACTCTGAACGGGGAGTTATTATCCTGTTCAATTAAGAAGCGTAGTATATATATACCCTATGGTTGGATGTAGATGGGTTCGATTCCCGTCCATAGGGCAACAGCAATTAAGCTGTTAATCAAAACGAGGAAACACAACATGGAAAACACAATACTAACCGTAATTCTTATTGTCGGTATACTGGTCGCCATTGGCGTTATGATTCATACCGCTATGGACGAATATAAGAACACTAAAATCCGTGAGACCGCTACAAGGGTTGTTAAGACCCGTCAAGCATACACGGGGTCTTTAACGGACAACAGTCAGCAGTCTAAAGTATCTGATGATGATCCCAAGGTAACGAGCTCTCACCCAAGGAAAAAGCGTCAGAACGATAAGAGCAAAACTAAATCACGCCGGAACATTGTAAAAGCTGGACGCAGAGCCAATAGATGAGTGTGCATAAACGCCCTCCCTTGCATAGGGAAATGTACGAAATATTCTTGGAATTATCTTACAGCTTGAGTGATGAATGTCTATGGCAGGATGGAGAAGCCACCCAACAGGAACATGACCAGCGGTACAATGAACTGATGCAGGAATGGAAGATAGAGGAAGGTAGAGCAGGAAGGAAGGTGACTGAGGAGGAAATATGGGACAGAGCGTGGTCAAGCAAGTGATTAAATAAGTAACACTCCACGAATGGTTATATATATATATCAGGTTCGACTCCTGAACGTGGAGCAACAGCATGACGCTGTTAATCAAAACAAATACGAAGGGAAACACACAATGTTGAAACTAATCAAAGAAATGCTTGAGATGTTGACATACATCTATGAAGAAGTTCGTCCGGAAATTAGCAGGGTGAATATGACGGCTGGAGAAACAATCTTTAACCCTACGGCAACAGGTACTATTGATATGGCTTGGGAATTGATTGCCAAGGTAAAAGAGAAATTAAGCTCTCTTGGTGAATCTACTACATTCACGGTTCAGCAGTTAATCAGATGGACGACAGATATCAATGGCTACGAGTTTTGCGAATTGATTTACGGCAGAGACAGGAAGCTGTACGGCGAAGATAACTATGTAGAGGGTAAATTCAAGCAGATGCAGAAATCACCAATCTCTTGGATGGCAAACCTTGACCCCATGAATAAAGAGAAATTGGCACGTTCTATCGTCAGTCACTCTGATGAGGAAGGTAATATCCGTGAGGACTCCCCGATTAGCTGGGGCAAATCTCACGCCCGGAAGGTTAAACAGCTTGAAGCTGAAGAAGAACGCATAACATATTGTAGTGAATGTGAGACGGATTCAATCTTCAAGATAAATGAAGACCAAGACCCTCTCTTGGTAGATGGAGCAAGGCTAAGAGAATGTATAAAATGTGGTAGATATGAGGATGTAACGGCTGTAAGCTGATATATATAATATCCCATGATGGTCGCACCCGGGGTTCAACTCCCCGGGATGGGTCAATAGCATGATGCTATTAAATCAAAACAAGATGAAAGGAAAACACGCTATGAAAAAGCTTATTTTCAAGATGTTCTATAAGCTGTCAGAGTGGATTGAAAGGATGCTGAAGGTGGACGGTGAACGCTGGGAATATGAGAGGGCTCCCTATTGTGGCTATCACGAATGTGGTCACTCTGGGAAGCTAACGCATTCCTATCACTATGAAGGTGACGGTTACCACGGTCTCCATGCTGGTGATTGGGAATGGAACTTTCATGATGACATAAAGAAGACATCCCTGACCTACAAGCAATACAGACCGCTGTATTACTTAGAACTTAAAGTCATGAAGCGGTTGTGGAGATGGTCTCAGAAGGGAGATAGGGTGGCGAAGGTGTTCTGGTGGTTGTATCCCAAGTGTAATGTTTCTAATGGGCTTAACACCTACATGAGAGCCGATGATTCATTGAATACTGTATTGAACGCTATCAGGAAGGAAAAGGCTGAAGGCGAAAAGTAACCCACGAACGGTTCCCGGGCTGGTTCGATTCCAGCCCGTGGGTCAATGGTCATGGCGACCATTATCAAAAACGAAAGTGAAAGGAAAACACACTATGTCAGAACTTAAAAAGTTCACAACTCACGCCCCGGATTCAGTAAGGATGCTTGACGTAACTCCTAGTTGGAGTTTTACGGTGAAAGGGCTCTTATTGGTCATAGAAACCCATCTTAAAAAATCTCTCTTGAATGATGAGTCACAGGCTTGGCTCTACATCAAGGAAGAGTTCGCAAGGTGTGGTGATCTTGCTGACCGCTTTGCCAACGAGGTTAAGGATGGTAAGATTGAAACCCCCATTACGGTGGTGGATAAAACCATATCACGTCCCGAGATATCAGTTGCAGAGGTAGAAGCGACTCTTAAAGACTGTCGGGATGGTGCAGAAGAATGCTCCAACCCGGATGACACTCGCATCTATGACGGTTGGGTTGAAGCTCTTGAGTATGTATTAGGCAACAGGAAATGGCAAAAAGACCTTGCCAAGGAGGACAAAGATGCTGATACAGAAGTCAAAGGTTAAGAAGCTGATCAACGAAGAGGGCATTCGCATTAGTCCGGATACGTTTGATGGTATTAACAGGGCTGTTGAGAATCTCTTGAAACAGCTTTGTGCAAAGGTACTTGATGACGGCATGAAGACAATGATGCTGAAGCATACACCAGCGGAGAAGGTAGCTGTGGACGAAACAGAAAGAAGCTGTGACAGATGTACCAATTTAAAGTCAGAGTTTCTTACATTCGCCCGGAGCGTACAGGAGTATTGTCACGAAAAAGCGGTGGTACTTTCTAAGAAGGTGTAAACCCGAATGGTTCAAGGGGCTGGTTCGATTCCAGCCCCGGGTTCAATATTAAGGCAAAAACGATGAAACAACACAAACTCAGACTCATAGTGGATGAGGACGTGTTTCGGGCTTTAAGGGGTAAAATACGGGCTCATTTGCGTATACATGGCAAGTACAAGACTCTGCCAATCAAATTTATAGCTAAAATACTGGATGCTATAGATTCCGGGCAAGATTCCGCCCACATCAGGAAGATAAAAGAAAAACGTCAACGTTGACAAACTTGGAGAGCTCCAAGTCTGGTTATAATTTTGATCAACGTTTTTTTACAATTTGTGATGTGGCTGAATAATCTCTTGGAAAGGAGATAAGGCACTACTGAAGAGGGGACTGGTTACTCCCTGTGACCGGACGATGTCCGAATGGATGAGCGAGGTCTTACATTGTAGGTCGGGTGGTAAAATAACAGAAACCATTTCCTGTTAACTTCACCCCTGTAGGTTGAGTGACGGCTCTTTTGGTTCAAGTCCTACCATCACAATACTTTAGTCTGGAAGGAGACTGGTATGAAACCGCCACCATAGTGAGGCTGAGAGCCCCGGCATTTTGCTGGGGTTTTCTATTTTTTTTTATTTGTTATATATATAATTGGGATGAGTGTCGCAAACTAAACGAGAAAGGAAAGCACATGACCAAGAACACAAAAAAGAGGCTGGACAATCACGAGCACGACTTACTGAAGCTTATTGATAAAGTAGAACAGCTTGAACAAATGATAATTAACCTGAGTTATAAACTAAAGTTCCAGAGAGGAGAGAAGAGTGAAGAAGGTAGAACCAATCAAAGACAAGGCTGATATCCGGCGTATGCTGGATTATCTTGAAGGACAGTCCATGCGGGATGCTATATTATTCCGCCTTGGATTGAACACAATTCTAAGAGTGAGTGACTTATTGCAGTTAAAAGTTTCGGATTTTTACACTCTGGGTGGTAAATTCCGGACACATGTAACACTCAAAGAGAGCAAAACTGGTAAAGTGAAAAAGATAAAGTTAAACAGGGTATCGAGGAAGATTATTCCTAATCATATTCAGCACTATCATCTGTCGGGGGATGACTTTCTATTCTTTTCCACTCAGAACCCAGATAAGCCAATTGATAGACATCAGGCTTGGAGACTGCTCAAGAAGGCGGCGGTTTACTGTGGGCTAGACAATTTCGGAACCCATTCCATGCGGAAGACGTTAGCGTATCATGTATATAAACAAACCAATGATATTGCACTGACCATGAAGTTGTTAAACCATAGATCACCAGACGTAACTCTTAAATATATAGGGGTAGAGCAGGAAGAGATTGATAATGCCTACGATAACCATGCATTATGACCAGAGAACAACGCCACGAAGACATGAACCAGTTTATATATCTTTTACAGAGACTGGAGTCTGCTCTACTTTCAGAGGATGGTAAAGAAGCCGTTCGTAGCCGTGTAGAGGTCATGAAGCATGTTGCATATCACATCTTAGGGAAAGATTACAAAGTGTTAGAAGAACTAATAGAAAACCCTGAACTGATGGTAGACAATCCAGAAAATGAGGTAGAAGCATAATGGACAAGAAGAAACAGAGGGCAAGAAAACTACAAGCAAAAATGGAAAAAGCCGGAGATACTGAACAGGATGCACAGCAAATTGTTATGCAAGCTGAAGGTTTTGGCTTGGCAAAAACCAGAGATGTAGATGACCCCTTTGAAGCCGTGGACGCTCTTATGTCTGTCAGGGAAGAAGAAAAAGACTTTCCCGATATATTATCTGCTCCAATTCTGAGAGATAGCACTAACAACGGGAAATATAGGATTGATGAACAGCAGTTCTCTTTGCTATTTTTAGAAGTCTTCCAGCAGGATAACGGTAAGGGTGAGTTGATACCACGGTACTCAATGGTCGGGGGAATGCTTGGCATACCCCCGAGCACCCTACGGAAATGGTGGTCAAAGAGAGATTTTATTTCAGCCCAGTCTACGGCTGTTGTTGAAAAGGGGCTGGGCTATGTTGGTACAGCCTTCATGGTTGAGCTTATCAGGATGATACAAGCTCTTGGTAAGATTGATTATTCTAAGTATCTTGAGGATTCAAAAGATTTTAAGAATTTTATTTCTTTATTTAACACAGTCTCCAACAAGGTGAGACTCTTTAACAACCGTTCAACTCAGAACGTGGAGCACAACCATCATGGTGGCGTGGAGATGGTAGTGCCAGAAAAATAGCTTGTAGTTTTGCGCTATTATACTTTACATTTGTGGGGTAAATTAACGTAAAACATAACAAAGTGAGGTAGCTGTGATGAGATATGAAACAACAGTTGATATGACCAGAGAACAGTGGTTTGCACGCCGTTACGAATCCATTGGTGCCAGCGAAGCTGCTGCTGTACTGGGATTAAGCCCCTTTCAATCCCGTGTAGATGTCTGGTTACAAAAGGTAAACAAACAAAACCCTATTCCTGATAATCTTGCCATGTGGCTTGGTCGGGAACTTGAGCCTGTTCTTAAAAAGAGGTTTGAGGAAGAGACGGGTAAGAAGGTCAGAAATGACTATAAGATCAGGATTGATCCGGAGCATGCGTTCCTGACCACTAATCTGGATGGAATGGTAGTTGATGAGAAGGTTCCGATTGAATATAAGACAACAGCATCATGGGGTGGTGAAATCCCTGACTTTTACTTTTGTCAGTTACAGCACCAGATGATGGTAACTGGAGCAGAGTATTTATACTATGCTGTTCTGGTCTTAGGGAAGTACAAACAGTTCATTATAGAAAAATACAACCGTCATGAGAAGTTCATTGCTGAGATGAGAGAGAACTTGGTAGACTTCTGGCAGAACAATGTTATCCCCGGAGTAATGCCTGAGCCTGAGAATGAAGACGGTGCCCGGAAGCTATACACAATCAACACTGATGATGTTGTTTATGCTGACTCTGACATGCTGGGAATGATTGAGAAGCTTGAGAAGGTTACTGATAATAAAATCAAGCTTGAAAAAGATATATCTGTAATCAAGGGTGATATAATGAATGTAATGCGGGAAAAGAGTGCTGTTCTACTTGAAGACGGAACACGGGTTGTCTCTTGGAAGAAGACCAAGGATAGAAATGGGTTGGATATAGCACGCCTGAGAGTTGAAATGCCTGATATATATAATAAGTTTATAAAGACAAGAGAAGGGTACAGGAGATTCTCTCTTTCTCCCCCGGAAAAATAAAGGAACACAATGAAAGATAAAGTCGCTCTTGCTAAAAAAGAAACCAAAGCTGTGACCGAAAAACAAACAACAGTATATCAGCTAATTAAAGACAGGCATGCCCTATACGCCAATGTATTGCCCAACAGGGCTGATGCACACAGGTTTATACAGGCGTGCCTTACTGCTGTAAAGATGAGTCCTAGACTCCAGCAGTGCCGTCAGGATAGTCTGTTGAAAGCTATCATGGAATCAGCCCGCTTTGGTTTAGAACCCAATACCCCACTGTCAGAAGCTGCCCTTGTACCGTATGGAGACAAGGTAGAGTTTGTCATTGAATACAGGGGAATGCTTAAAATGGCTTGGAACTCTGGGCTTGTAACGTCTCTGGACTATGATAAAGTTTGTGAGAATGATGAGTTTATATATACCAAGGGCGACTCCGCAAGGTTTGTTCATAAACCGAACTTAAAAGAAGATAGGGGTAAGCCCTATGCTTATTACGCTTACGCTCTCATTAAAGGCGGAGGAAGGGCTATTACCGTTATGAGTAGAGATGAGATCATGAACGTGGGCAAAAGATTCTCCCGATCTTTCAAGTTTAAAGACTCACCATGGAAGACTGACTTTGATGCTATGGCTATTAAGACAGTTATTCGACAGCTGGTGGATAAAAAGCTTCCTAAGTCTACCCGTAAAGATGCCACTACTTTGCATGCAGCTGCTCAATATGAGGAACAGCCAGAAGAGGTACAGGAAGCCAAGTGGGGTGAAGAGTCCATGGAGGTAAAGGAACTACCCCAAGAGATAGCCCCGGGGGTCACAGAAGGCGAGTATATGGAGCATTTAAAAGAAATATCTGCAAGGATTCACCTTGAGTCTGGTACAGATGCAAAGGTGAAAGCAATTTTGTTTAACATTACCGGGAGTGAAGAGCCCAGCAATGATATAGGATTTAACAAGAAAAAGGATGTAATTTCCAAATTATATGGATTGTTAATGTAATTTAGAAAGGGCGGTAGGAGACCAAATGTGTTTTCCTTCAAATACGAATAAAGTGGTCAAAGAAATTAGCCTCACAACTACCGCCCTTTATATATGATTAAGATAGTAGTCCATGGGGCACCAAAAGCCCAACAACGCCCCAGATTCAGTAAAAATGCTTTTGGTCTACGGGTATATGATCCATGTCGTGAAGAAAAGCGTGAGTTCAGAGACAAGATAAGGTCTCAGGCTCCCAGAGAACCTTTTTATGGTGGTGTTTATTTGAATGTTACTTTTTATTTAAAAAGACCACTGTCACATTATATAAGTCGCAACAGAGATAACAAACTAAAGCCAGAGGCTCCAATATGGAGAGCAATTAGACCTGACATTGATAATTTTATAAAGCTGGTCATGGACTCTTTGGATGATTTTATTAAAGATGATTCACAGATTTGCAGACTATCAGCAACGAAGAAGTACTCAATAAAACCAAAAACAGTAATAGAGATAGGGGAACTAGAGGATGATACCAAAAGCAAAACTAAAGCTACCAGAATACTATAAGCAAAATAACCCCAATATATTAAACAGGATTATGAAAGACATGGGAGAGGGAAACCCCTTCCATTATTTGTTTATAGGAACAGTAGGTTGTGGTAAGACAGAGCTGGCAAGAGCTATATATAGTAGCTATGAGCCCGGATACTGGGAAAGTATTAAGATTCGCAGGTTCTATAGAAGCTATCTGTACTACCTCAGTATGAATCTAAATGACAAATATCAATCAATAAGGGATATTGAAAAACAGTTCAGGAGCAAGTCAATCGTTGTTGATGACTTTGGTGACGAGAGACCCTCTACAGAGGCTGCCCATGATTATATAGCCAACATGATTGAAGAAAGGTACGACTATTGTATCCTTGCTCAGAACCGTGACCACTGTCAGACGGTCATTACGACAAACCTGAAGGGTGAGGAGATATTAAAGTTTTATGGTTCCCGGGTTCTGGATAGAATAGAAGAGTTATTTACAATCATGGAGTTTAAATCACATTCCTTCCGCCGGGAAAAGAAGGAAAGAATTATAGGTTAAATCCGGGGGGGAGCAGGGGAACTCCCCACCCGGTACTGAGCCCAGTTATTTCTTTACCCCTATTGATCTTCTCTTTGGAATAAACTCTGCCCTTCTTTTTGCTTCTGCATTAAGCTTGTCTTGAAGCTCTTGTTCTTCTGGAGAGAGCTCTCTTTCTTCATATTCATAAAAACCATATTCTTTTGTAAGCTTGATATATTTTACCCATTTATCGTCTATGTCTTTTATAGACTTCTGTGCATCCCTTGCGTTTACTTTTATTTTTCTAAGTCTATCTTTAAGGTCTGTTCTTATTTTTTTGGTTTTGGCTTTCTTTAAACTCTCTTTCAATTCTTCAATTTCATCATCATAAGCTCCGACCTCCCGCTTATAGTCAGTCCTTATCCCTCCTATTACCGAGTCAGCTAATTTCCCAGCGTCCATCTTATTTTGCCATATATCTGAAAATACTTCTCTGTAAAGATTTTCATCCCCTCTTAGCATGGCAAGTCTGAGCAATCTTTTTGCCTTATACCTTGTCATTCCCTTGCTTCGAGGCATAAATAAATCTGTGAGTCTAAACTCACGTTCTTCTTCTGCTAAACTTTTAAGACTAAACGGGAGCGGTGCTTTTAAAATTTCTTTAACAAAAGCACCAACTCTATCCCAGCCCTCTTGGTCTCTCATGCTCCAAATTTTGTATCCGCCCCATGTGTGTCCAGTAGTGTAAGCTGCCAACTGAAGGAGGGGATTAAACTTACCGGATATTTTTTTCCAAATCTGCCACGGGTTAAATCCAGTCTCATCAAGAACAAGTTCTGGTAACTCTTTAAACTGCTTGCCCCATCGTAAATAACTTTCAGTCTTATCCTTATTCCTACCAATAAACAGCTTGGTCTTACTCCCTCTGGCATTCCCATACATGGTATAATCCCACCAATGCATTTCACCGATAAGCTTGCCTTTGTAATACTGTGGATATTCTTCTTCGTCCTTTTTACGAAAAGACATATTTAATAGGTTCATACCTACCCAAAAATAAGCAGCAGCCCTGTACCAGAAGTGTCTACCCACCTTCCGGCGTAAAGCAATTGTCTCTTTGTGAGCTGCACCAAATCCTGTGACCGAAAGAGCCTGCCTTATTGTTGATATCTGCCAGTCTGGTGATAAGAACCCACGCATGAGCCATTTTATTGTTCTTGGGTTAACCATCAAATTATCAAGATTTTGTCCACCAAAGACATCATTCATTAGCGTACCTATTTCGTTCTTCTCTTGCTCGTAGGTCTTTGATTCTGGGTCAAGTTTACTTACCAGATGCTCATATCCAAATAGTTTAAATCCATCGTGTAGATAATCCCACAGGGCAGCATCCCATCCCCTGTTTAATACTTCAAGGGGCATTACGAGCCCATGGGTTTTAGTAGACCACATTTTAAGCATCTGCTGTATTCTTGCTATTGGGATATCAGTAGAAGCACCTAATTGCATATTATGAGCAACCGCGTCCCGGGCAATAGCTATATTTCTCATAGCTGGATTACCCTTAAATAGCTCTGCAAAGATTTTAACAGAACGGGGAAGACCAACCAAGGCTATGAGTGTTTCTGACAGTGCAAAATGGTGAAAGAGAGAAAGACTAAGTTGTGTCTTTTTCATCAAACCAGCAATAGTGTCATAAGCTTTCCCGATATCCATCGTATCAAGCGTTTCAAAAATAACCCTTAACGGCTTCTCAAGGTCTGGATGAACATAATAATGTGAGTCTAGCCCGGGAATTTTAAGTGCAGCGTGGTAGATTTGTACAAACCCTTCTACCCTACTTCTACTGATAAGCTTAAATTCATCCTGCTCCAGAGCCAGTATATCCTCTACAAACTGCCTATTAGCAATAGCCTTATGAGCTGTACTACTTCTAATCCTTAGAATCTCTGCTATATCAGTGGTCTTTGGCTTTAGCTCAAGTTCTTCTATCCCCTCTTTTAATGTTTCTATATATCTCTTATTAAGGAACTTATCCTTGGTAAACCATCTCCTGACAATTGACTGTTTATTACGGGGAATGTCCCATATATGAGTTACATAATTATCTAAATCCTTGCCATCCAGCTCAGGGAATGCTTCAACGCTTGTATCCCATATTTTCGCAAACTCTTTATTGACCTCTGCAACTGCTGCTGCTAACCTTGCGCTGTCTTCTTCAGATGCAGCAATCTCAGCCTGAAGCCTCTGTAGTTTTGGTCTATTAAGGGCATCAGGAACATCAGTCTCTTCTATGAGGAATGGTATTAGCTCACGTTCTAACTTCGTAAGCTTGTATCTTCTTGTTAATGTATCTATAAAGTAATTCATATCTAAAGCTTTATTGGCAATATAAGCTCTTCTTTTCCGAACAAAGTCTGGTACAAGATCAGCCTTATCCTTTGCGCTACGGTTTCTTATTTCTGCTTCTTCGGCTTTTCTTTTTCTGATAGCTTTTTCATCTTCGACTGTACGCTTTTTAACTGCGAAAGTTTTCTTGCCTTTTCCTCGTGGGGGTGGCGGGCTGTACTCTTCTTTAGACGGTTCACTGTACTGGTCAAAGCCTTCCCAATAGCTTTTTGCCAAGACTGTTTTTCTGGCAAACGCCCTGTTTCTTCGAGATTCGCTAATATCTCCAGTATTCTCGGGGGCGGTGTTGAATTGTTCATATTTTAAACTCCTTTTGTCCATTGATTCTGAAAAATAACTTGATTCCCTTGTTATCCCTAACTCATAAAATAATTCACGCCCAAAGACCCAGAAAACGGCTTGGCTTTCTATTGGTGTTAGACCAAACTCTTCCCCGGCTCTACTAATTGCATTCACAAGCGCGCCTTTTTGTATTGGGGCATCATACAAAATGAGTTCACCAGTTTTCTTACTTATCGCTGTTCTTATATCTCCAGAGGCAATCATTTCTATACGAGCCATCCACCTGTCTAAAACAACGTCCGTGTTTATCCCGTACAGGGCTCCAACCATAGCACCAATCTTCTGACCAAACATCACTACGTTATGTGTGCTGTTTGTCATCCTTGACGAGCCTGTAATGTCCTTTGACCAACTTTCAGCCTGAGTCTTACTATATCCAAGCTCATATATAAACTTTCTAAGTTCCCCTACCGTTGTTTCCTGCATAAGCCAGCCTTTTACTGCCTTAGCATCCCAATTAAAGTAATCAAGTAATCTTTTCAGCTTTTCAAGTTGATATTTAACTCCCCCCTGATGGTCAATGTCTAAAGGTCGGAGAACCCCTCCTTCTGGGTGCTTCGGGAATGTCTTCTTTGTGTCTTTAACAAAAACCTTTGGCTTGTAATAGGGAAAGTCATTCCTACCTTCAGCTTGGTTTGCTTTAAATTCCTGCATTAAGTACACTGCTCCATCAAGATTTCCGTCAAGCTTTGACCCTTGGGACGTAAAAGCAAGAAATATATCAAACATAGCAGAATCATTGGCATCCATAAGAGTGGGAAGCTCCACCTGAAGCCTTTGTTTAACAGCAAATACGTCATCACCCCACCAAGTAGCTGCTTTTGCGAAATCTTGTTCGGTAAACTTAGGATGTGTAAATAGATATCTTCCATATTCCATTATGGCATCCTCATACCTTGAAAGCTGTGCTGGTGTAGAAGTTTTCATTTTTCTACGTTTTCCACGAAACTCCTTTGATAAAATCTTTGTGGCTTCTAAGGTTGTAATCTTTTTAACTGCAAAGGATATGCGCTTATCAGTCGGGTCAAAAGCTCCCACATTATAGACTGACTTTATTTGGGTGGGTTCAAAGGCAATGTATGAATCTTGGACATCTATTGTGCCCTTCTCGTAAGAGGTTGTAATCTTACCTTCTTTATCTCTCAGGGGTGATTCATATTTATTTGCATATACAATACCATCATAGCCTTGTTTTATGATATAGTTTTTAATATCTTTAAGATGTCGTTTGGATGAATACAGAGGTTGAGAAGGATGTTTTTTATGCATACCTGTATACATCCCAGTTGGCACATTCTTAAACCCTAACTTTTTTAATTGTTCCATAAGTGCTGTAGCATTTTTCCAATCACCACCTATCATGGGGTCTTCCATTCTTAAAGGATTTTGAATACTAAGATATACAGGCATAACCCTTCTTCCTACAAATTGTGGGTCACCCGCCCATTCGCCCTGTTTTGCACCAAGGTAAACCATCTCCTGAAAAGAGGGGATAGAAGAACTTGTCCTTTTATTAGCCTGCTCTATTGTTCCAAAATGGAAACCTATGTCTCCCTTTTCAAAAGCCTCAAAATCAACGGGGACTCTTTGTGGAACTTTATCCTCACCTAAATCAACAATATCAGCAGCATTTGTCCCATGATAGACCACCATAGGTTCACCCTTCTCATCAACCACCTTAGATTTCTTAAACCACTTTTTAAACTCTGGGGTATCAATTCTTTTAATTGCAAAGGACTTCTTAGGCTTTTCTGGGAAAAATCCCCACTCCTCCAGCGCGTCTCCAGCCCAACGAATATCTTTTGCTTTAACCCTATGCTCATATACATCTAAATCTTTTGATTCATCAGTGGGGTGCACACCTTCTTCCCTCGCATATTCCTTAGATAAAGACACCCAGTCACCATCATTTAATTCGTCTACTGGGGATGTACGATACACCGTTATATCAGCGTCTGGGTTCCCTTGAATACTTTTAATGTATTTTACTGCCTCTAAAGTTTCATTATATACCTTTGGGTTAACTTCTGGATGAGAACCTATATAATAACGCGGCATATCCAATACATCTTTTGGGGCAATTGCCCCCTCACCAAGCTCGTCTGCCCACATATCATGTGCTGGTGGATATCCTTCTTTAGATGGTCTATGTGAAATTTGATATGACTCTGCTATTTTAGTATATTTCTCCTTCAACTGTTCCAGTTTTTCTTCGTATGTGGGCTGGAACATCTCAGGTAATTTCTTTAATGGCTTCTTACCTTTAATCAGTCTTGCAACTTCCCTTGCCTCTGCTTCAGTAATAAGACCTTTGTCCCTTGCCTCATCAAATAAGATACCAACCTCTCCGCGTTCATTATCTGTAAAGTCTTGAGCCTCTTTAACCTCTAAAAGAAATTTTGCCTGTTCATCCCGTAACCTTGGTATCTGTGACCTCTTATATAAATTCTCTAAGAAATCCCATTCCCCTGCTACCATTGCTTCTCTTATCCAAGGATATTTATTTATATCAATATCCATCAAGTTTCCACCCTTAACAAACCTATCAATAATACTTCTTTCGTCCTTCTTAACTGCAAAGCCCTTCTTCCTGCCTTCTTTAAGCTTTGCTATGCGTTCAGCCTTTTCTTTTCTGGCAACTCTCCTCTGTTCTTTCTTTTCAGCTTCAAATCGTGCCTTTTCTTCTTTTATTGATTCCTTGACTTGGAAAGCTAAATTAGCTTCTTTTCTTAGCCTATCAACTTTTTGGATAGGTGTCTCGTCTAGTGGTGCTTCGGTAGGGGTAATCTCTTCCATCACATCTCTCATCCTTATACCACCAAGTCTTCCTTCATCCCTTGCTTTTTGGAGGACTTCAGCTATTTCCTGTCCTTGTGCTTTTGTTAACGCAAAGCCCTTCTTCTTGCCCTTTACCTTGGGTATCTTAGCAACAGGCTCTGTTATTGACCTGCTAAGTGCATCCTGAAGCTCTTTACTTACCTTGCCAGCTGCAATCTCTGCCTTCATCCTTTTGCCGCCTCTTAATAAGGCATCAGCATACTTCTTAAATCTTTCAAGTATCTTTAATAAAGTCTTATGTATATTGCTCTTTGGTATTGCTCCGGCTGCATAATCAGCAGCAAGGTCAGCAAACCATTCTTGGTCAGCTAATTTTTCATTTACAATACCAGTGCTCTTTTCATAATCGGCTCTCAGCTCTGTTATGCGCGTTTCAAAATTCCCCTCTACAGCTACTTGACGCTTATACCAAGATTCTGACCTTTCGTGGATCACATCGTGTATATCAGAACCAAGAAATATCTTAATCTGGTCTATACCAGCCTCATCTGTTACATTTTCACCAGTAGTAAGGAATCCCTCCAGCGGGTCTTGCCCTTCAGGAAGCTCGTCCACCTCAAGACCGTGCTCAGCTATCTCCCGAAGAGCCTGTTCCTCTGTCATCTCATCTTTAGGGTCTTCTACCCGGGCTCTAAGGCTTATAAATTCATCAACAAGCTCAAAAGACTGTTGTTTTTCTATATCTACCGAGGTAAATAGATCAACCATCGCCTGTTGACCTTTTGTAACGTCCTTTTCAATCAGAGAGACTCCTTTCTTCTCAGCTTGAGTCTCTAATTCCTGTAATTGCTCTTCGATTTTAAGCAATGATGTTTGATACTGTTCTCTTTGTTGGAAGGTTAGCTCTGGAGTTTTTAACGCTTTTAAAGTGTGTTCTTTTGTTTCTGTTAAATCTTTATGTTTTTTAGAAAGCTGAATAGCTTCTCCGGGCTTTAGCTTGGGTTTAGCAACTTTCTTCTTAGGTGGTGGAGCTTCCTCTTTAATTTTAGGCTCTACCTTCCCAGCTTCTACGAACATCTTTTCAAGTTCACTTGCTTTTGGAAGGTTTAGTGCTTGGTCAATTATCAAACCTTTCTGGGCTTTCATTTTTGCCTCTGCCGCTTCGATCTCTTTTTGTAAAGGAAGATTGATAATGGTTGAACCACCACTTAATAAAAGACCAGCAGCACCGCCAAGTGAAGCTTCATATGCATACTCAGGAATCCTATCAAACATATGACCGGGCAACATCCTCATGTTCATTCCAGCCCTGCCTGCCCATGCGTCCACTATGTCTTCTCCTATCCCAGCACCAGCTTCCTCTAGTGCTTCTCTTCTTACAGCCCCCGGGATAATACCAAAGACGCTTCTAAAGCCCTCTTTAAATCCTCCAGTCCCGACTTTATTGCCAAGAATAAGTTTAAGAGTCTTTCCTGTACCAAGCGTTTCTGTGGCAAGTTCAACTAATCCAGTTTCGAAAGCAAGAATGTTCTGCTCAACATTGGATAGTTCTCCTTCACCTGCTAGCTGAATCTTCTTAGCCCCTGTTACTTGCCCAGACAACGCGCCAAGAGCATACTTTGGGTGTCTTGTTGCATACGTCAAAGCTACAACCTCTGCAAGCTGTGGAATAAGTATCAGCATTTGCATTGCCCAGAGTTCTCCGGCAGATGAACCACTTCTTCTCATTCTTTCGGTTGGGTTAAACTGTTGCTGTAAGTCAAATCCAGTTTGTGCAACATTGTCAAGTAATGTGAATGGGTCTTGTGTCCCCAGAGCTTCAAAAGACTCTTTAAGAGCCTTTCTAAAGACCGTTGCGTCTGTTCTCATGTCAATATCCAGACCAAACATGTCTTGTAGAATATCAGTAGCTTTATTTTGTGGTATTGCTGCAAAGTCATAGAGCATCTCCGCGGTCATCCCGGGGACTTTAGCGAGAGAACCAAAACTTGCAAAAGCAGACATTAAACCATCTAACACAACACTTCCTGTTGTGATTTCATTACGTTTCATCTTATTTAGGTCAGCTTCGTCTATCTGGTTGTCTTTATTTAAGGGGTTTGTGTTCCAGTCTTCTATAAACTCCTCATTAGTTTGACCCATAAACATAGAATCTTCTACCCGTATCCCAGCCTCATCCCTTATCTGGTTTACTTCGTCTAATATTTTCTGTGACAGTTTCCCAAATTTTTGGACATCGTCTGCAATTTTATTATATTCATTAAACACTTTTTTATATTCATCATACACCATAGAGTATCTCAAAGCATCTGCTTTTGAAATTCCCTCCTTTTTAGCCTTCTTTAAATCCATATTGAAGCCTTCCTCTTTCAGCTTCTTCTCTGCTGCATTCAGTCTGCTTCTTACTCCTTTAGTTCTGGGAGAGTCCTCTAAGTCCCGTAGACGTTTGCCAATATCATTATATACCCTTTGTTCACGGGAATCCAACCTCGAACCACTTGGGACTGCAAAATACCTTTTAAGATTTCCCTCTCCTAATGGCATAACTTCAAACCCGAGGTTATTTAGATTGCGCTCTATTGTCTTATAAGAAGAAGAAGACTTACCTACTGTTACCACTCTGGAGCCCCCGGATAAGCCATATCTTGACATCTCTTTGTTGGTTAAGTCACGGAAGCCTAAAGGGGAAACCTTTTCTTCTTTCTGAAACTCCTCTGGAACAAATGTGTCAACACCAGCACCCTCTGGGTCAAAAAGCGGATAAACTTCTTTTTCAATAGTGAACTTATCTTCGCGACCTTTTTGTTTGCTGGGGCGTTTCACCTCCCTTGTCCCCCACTCTCCTATTCCTTTTTCAGTATCAGGAACCTCTGCGGCTCCCGGGTGAGGTACCTTGGATTCAAACTCTGGGTATGTTATCTTAGGTGCTTCTGCTTCAACGCCCTTTGAAATCTCAAGTCTAAGTTGTTCTAGTTCGCTATTTGAATATTTTTTAGGATCAAAAGTCCCCTCATCAATCTCTTTGTTATAGCTTGTATATAATTCTTCAAGCTCTCTGTCTTGATATGTTGGTTCTTCTGCTACGGGAGGGGGTGCTTGTTTGTCGTGTAACTGTATAGATGCTTCTAAGGCTTCATCAGCAGTATCGAATGCTGGATATTTCTCAAGCCCCTGTCCTACTGCTACTTCCCAAGCCTCTTCGTCAGAAAGCTGTTTACCACCAACCATTGAAGGGAGAACATAGTGTTTCCCATCAGATTCCATGGTTATAGTTTTTACATTGCTTACTGATCCGTCTGGATTTACAACAGTTGGATGCTCTGTTGGAAAAGGACTGGTTGAGATATCAGTGGTCTCATCCCACGTTGGGATGACATCTGTTGTCTCATCCCATGTTGGTGCTACATCTGTGGTCTCTTCCCATGTTGGCTGGGTTTCAGGCATTACTCATATCTTATAAATTCTTTTGTATCTGCATTAAATATAGCTGTTCTTCCATCTTTTGTTTGTCTCTTGATCTCCTTCACAGCAGCTTCAGGATTCGGAGGGTCAGCTGTAGCAAGTGCGCTCTGAATAAACCCATTAACAAGATTTAACATCTGGTTTGCATAAGTGTCTCTTAGTTTTCCTATGTTTGGATAACCCTCTTCTCCGCTCTCATATTTCTCCAAATCATATTCTACTGCTTCGCGGTCTAAGACACCGATGGCATCATGTAACGCCTCTGGAGCAGAGCCAGCAAGAGTGTTAACATAAGCGTTAACATCATCGTATATCTGTGCTATTGCGCTCTCCCAATCACCTGCATACGGGTCATCTATAAAAGTTTGTAATGAGCCCCAAGCCTTATCATACTCATCCTGCACCGCTTTTCGTTTTGTGGCATCCATTATTCTATTCACAGGATTGTTAAGTTTTACACCAAGCTTGACCATTAAGGAGTATGCTTGACCGCGGTTTTCTGTAAAAGTATCTTCTTTTTTGCGTTGGGCTTCTTCCTCTTTGTCTTTTGCTTTCGTTTTGTTTCTTTCAGCAATTTCTGCGTCCCCTTCATCTTTCACAATCTTACCATAGTAAAATGACCACTTAGTAAGCTCTTTCTCTGATGCTGTACTTAAAAAGTCATCTCCATATCTTGTTGAAAAATCTTCTAATGATATGCCATCATGATAATCTTTAGCCATCTGCCTCATGGAGGGGGTTGCCCGGGATTTTGCCAGATTTAATGCCCGCGCCGATGACATCTTCCCATCCTCTACGTCCTTAAAAAGCACGTTTGCCTCAGTAGTCCCAACCTCTTCTTCAATCTTCTGATAGGTTTTATATTTCTTTTCAAAAATTTTGTATTCCCTTATGTAATCCGCAGAGGTATTTATAGCTGGTCTTGCAGGTTTTGTTGCCTGTCTCTCTTCAGCGGGGATAAGCTCAAGTGGTTTTACCTCAAGTGGTGCTGCTGTTTGTTCTGCCATTGTTTATTCCTTAGTAATTACTGTACTGTACAATTTATTTCTCCACTGGAATATCTCCAGTCCTTTCTTTCTCGCAGCAGCGAATGCCTCATCAAAACTAAGTTTATTCGACATTTTTTCTGCTTCATAGCCAGTTCCCTGTTTTTCCAGTATGTCCTCTATAGGGGGATTCCATTTACCTGATTTGTCTTTAGTAGATATGACGTTCGTTTTAGCAGTAGCCTTCTCTGCAGCAGCCTTTTTAATGGCTGAGTCATCGTCTGCCCGATATTGTTCTATATAACTCCGTATAAAGGAGGGTGAATATGGTAGGTCTTCCTCTTTAGACATCTCAATTAAGTCTTCTGTACTAAAATCTCCAAGACTAACATCACCCTTGCTGAACAAATTAGCCCATTTGTTATCATCTTTCTTCTTGTCATCAGTAGACATGACGTTCGTTTTAGCAGTAGCCTGTGCTCCTTTTGCTTCAGCAGCAACCTTATCAGCGGCAGCCTTCTCTTTATATGTTTCTATATCTGTTTTCCATTTAGCTTGCATTTCTTCTATGTTTAGTCCGCTTGAAGCTTTTGCTTCTTCTTCTCTATCCTTTCTTATTTTTTCTATTTTAGCTTCTTTGGCAAGTTGCTTTTTCACAAGTTCTTCCTCTAGTTTTTCCTGTTTAACTTGTTTAGCTCTTGTTATTGCGTCAGCTTTCTGCTGTTGTTCTTGATCTATGGCTGCTTTTTGAACCGCGTCTGTCTTATCAGCTGTGGTAACATCTAATCCAGCTTCCCGTGCTTGTTCAGCTGTAGTTATATCTTTATATTGGACTGGCTCTGTGACTTTAAGACCTGCTTTTCTTGCCTGTTCAGCTGTAGTTATATTTATACCTTCTGCTTTTGTCTTTGGAAGGGCTGTTTCTTCAATAACAGGTTCTTTTCTAACGACAGCCTCCCCTGTTGTCGTTGTACCACCGCCACGAGAAGCCTCAAATGAAGTTAGAATTTCCGGGTTAAACCCCTCCCCACTAAAGTTTTCTTGGGCATACTTATACATGTCCGCTGGAGTAACTCCCTCCGCTGTCATTTGTTTAAACAATGTTGGTGGCATCGTTGCCTCAGCAAAAGCTGTTTGTTCTGTTGCTGTTTTCGCTAAACTCATTTTCTCTAATCCACCCATAGCTAATCCTCCAACAGCACTCAGACCAGCTTGCCACATACCAGTTTTCCATTGGCTCTGAGCTTGTTGATATGCTTTATTAGCGGCAGATATCTGTTGCTCCCTCTGCATTGTGGCTTGATCTACTGCTTCGCCCAGCCGGCGGCTTTCTTGGAGTTGCAGGGCAGTTGCTTTTTCACTAGCTGTTTGTATTGACTCTAATACTTTTCCACCAGCCGAAAGCCTTTGCTGTGCCTCAATCCCTGATCCCTCAAGCCCGCTCTTTGCAACATCATATCCAATCTGACGCTGCATTCTGCGACCTTGTGCTCCTATCTGGCGAAGCTGAGGGCGCATTGCCATATGATAAACTTCTCTATCCGCCTGTCTTCCGCGTAAGCTTGCTACATATTTATCCAAATAGGTAGTGTCTGCTGTATAATCTGATTTCTTGGGTTTGTTTAAATATGCAGCTCCGACTTTGACTGCTCCTCCAATTGCTGCTGCTAATAATGGAAATGGCATCTTTACACCTCTCGTCTTAGGTCGTATACAAGTTTTTTAATTGTGTCTGCTCCGGTTACTCCAAAGGAAACGCTATGTCCCCTGCTGTTTTGAAGAGCAGTACCCCTCCACTCATTTGGATTTGGGGAACTGATTGTATTGGTATTCGTTGTTTCAGCCCCACCAGCCGATATCGTTGTCATATTTGAAATAATATTTGGTATTTCATTTATATATATAGTAACACCAAAAGCATGAGCAGCAGCTTCAGTATCATTATGTCCTCTGACCAAATGCAAAGCATCATAATCGTCGGGGTATGAAGTTATATCATCTATAAGAATATATTCATCGTCTATTCCAATAACAGTATCAACAGCAACAGAGCCAACAGGAACACTAAGCCACTGCCCTATAGAAGTAAGTCCACCATAACCAGTCACCATTCCAACAGTTAAATTTGAATCTTGCGCGTAGTCTACTTTCATCCTCCGTAAAACACCCTTTTCAAAGAATATATCTTTAGTCTTTATTTCCGTTGTTTCAGTAGTAACCCCTGTGCTTGGATATGTATTGATTGCTCCTGTTGAATCTAAGATAAGATTAACATTGTCTA